GCTCTCCTGAAAAGGACAGAGGGCTATGCTGCCAATGTGCGTAAGATCTACCAGGATTCACTGGGTAAAATCATAGACATTGTGAAAGGCACAGAGCTGGAGGATGGTGTACCATTCTCTTTCTCAGAGTATGGCTATACTGAGGAGGTACAGCCGATCCTGAGGAATATGTACAGCCGTGTTTACCAGGTGATACGTTCTGGAGTTGAAAAGGAATGGTTATTAGCAAGTGAGAATAATGATGAGCTGGTAAAATCCATCTTTGGTGATCAGTCGATAGAGGATAACCACTTTGCAAAGTATTTCCTCAGGAATAAGGAGGCTATGGATGCTTTCTTTGCCAGGAAAGCCCAGGGGCTGGATCTGTCACAAAAGGTATGGAAATACACCAGCCAGTACAAAGGTGAGCTGGAGGGTACCCTGGATCTGGCTATAGGAGAGGGCACACCAGCAAACCAGCTTGCATCAAAGATACAGCAGTACCTCCAGGATCCTGATAGGTGGTACAGGCGTTTCCGTATAAAGATCGGAGAGGATGAGGATGGAAACCCGATCTATGGCCGTGTATGGAAACGCAGGATCTTTGATAAGGAGGATGGTATCTACAAATGGATCGATGATAACCCAAAGCACTACCATCCAGGCCAGGGTGTCTATAGATCCAGCTACAGGAACGCCCAGAGGCTTGCACGATCAGAGACCAATATTGCCTACCGTACAGCAGACTATGAACGCTGGGCACAGCTGGATTTTGTTGTGGGTGTTGAGATCAAGCTGAGCAACAATCACCCAGAGCCAGATATTTGTGATGCCCTGAAAGGTATCTACCCAAAGGATTTCAAGTGGACTGGCTGGCACCCTAACTGTAGGTGCTATATGGTACCAGTGATGGCTACCCAGGAGGAAATGGATGATATGGTGGATAAGATCCTCTCTGGTGAGGAGCCTGGCAGTTTGTCTGTACATTCTGAAAACGAGGTGAAAGATCTGCCTGGAGCGTTTACTGGGTGGATTGAAGATCCAAAGACAGTAGAACGCATAGAGAAAGCCAGGGCAAACGGTACCATGCCTTATTTTATTCGTGACAATGAGGATCTGATATGGCACAAGAACACACCTATTGACATTGCACAGCAAAGGCACGCCTCCAGGACACAGGAGGATATTGACAGGATCCGTAAGGCGTGGGCTGAAAAGCTGGCTGTTACAAAGTTCTCAAATAAGATGCTTGATACGTTTGGAGGCATTTCAGACGTTGATACAACAGCACTGGAGGAGGCTTTGCGCACAGCTAACTATCCTGAGGCTCAGAAACAGGCCTTAAAGCTCATGGAAATAGGTAAGCAGATAAAGTCCCTGGAATATCTGGATGATCCTCTCCAGGTGGCTAAAAACTACTCATACGCTGATGCTAAGGCTGTCAATCAATCCGTGGCTGATAAGTTCCAGAAATGGGCTGATAAGTACGGTGTATCTGACTACTCACAGCTAACACTGGAGCAGAAACAGCAGAAACTGACATTTGAGTTAGGCTGGCTACCAAACAATCACTTTGGTAAATCATGGGAAAAGACCTGGGAGGTTGCCCAGGCTGCTTATGCTAAGGAGCTTGCAAAGGTCGTTGATCTCCAGGAATGGGCAAAGATCAATGATGGTGCTTTAGCTGCCAAATCGTTTGCCACAAAGTCAAAGCCTTATAAGGATCTGGTTAGCGATCTGGAGGCAGCTATTGCAGCCAATGATAAGCACCAGGCACAGGTGATCCTTTCTGATATTGATGCTAAGCGTATTCAGCTGGAGAAAACCAGGGCAAAGGCGAAAAAGGGTGATCTGAGCGTGTCTTTCGATCCATCAGACTATACCCAGGAAAGAAAGGATGCTGCTAAATGGTTCCATCATGCGAAAGATGCCAATGACTATTTCTTTGACTATGCGAAAAAGGACTGGGCAATGGCCTCTGCTGAGGAAAAGGCTGCTATGTACCAGTACACAGCTGGCAGTTCATATATTACAGAGCCACTGAGAGCGATCAAAGGCTATTACCACTACTATTCTGGTAGGCTTGCTGAAAGTGAGGCTCATATTAGGTGTATGACAGATTACATATCACGTAGTCAGTTCAAGGATGATATATGGGTGAAACGAGACGAAATATCTGCTTTCATGCAATACCGTTTCAAGCTGCCTAAGTCCCTGGATTCATACATTTCAGATCCCTCAAAACTTGTAGGCCTGGAGGGTGTTGATGATTCGTTTATGTCCTGTGGTAACTGTAGGAATACCAATTTCGGAGCTAAGCCTGTCTGCCTGAATATCTATTGCCCTAAGGGAACGAGAGCGAGCTATGCAGAGCCATTCTCTGCTTTCGGACAAAAGCATGATAATGGAATATCAGCACCAGGAAAGGGATGGAATGGTACATCAAAGCCTGTCACTACAGGAGAGAATGAGATCATTCTACAGCGTGGTACCAAATTCAGGATCACAAAAGCTGAGTACACCAATGGCAAATGGTATATTGACCTGGAGGTGTTAGAACAGGCTCCCAGAACGATAAAAGGAATGGTAAGTACATCCAGTGGATTCTACTGTGACTATCAATAAATAAAAGGGGTGAGATCAACGCTCACCCTTTTTATATACATTCTTGTAATAGATCTTAAAGCCCTCTACATCGATCCTTTCATTGTACTTACAATACCTGTTGAAAAGCACAGCTTTCAACGAAATAGGTACTTTGTCGTACTGCTCAAATTCATTCAGACCAGCACTGATGTATTCCTGGATCATACCTCCAAGCGTATCTTTCTCCTCTGTCAGTGCCTCTGTAGCATCCACCCAGAACTTTTCGATCTTTATTAGGGTTTCAGTCTCAGGATCATTCTTAACGTCTTTCTTTCCGTAGTATCTACAGAAGATCTTTAAATCATTCTTGCTCATAGTGCTATCATTTAATGAAATGTGTGCCAGATCCTGAGCTGATCAACCATCCGAGGATCCAGGTACGTGTAAACCTTATCAATAAGCTCCTGAGGAATGCCGAAACGTGCCTCTGCTATTGATCCTACAATGGCACCAATGGTATCACTGTCACCACCAAAGGATATTGCCTTTCTGATAGCATCCTCAAAGTTGTGTGAGTTGCATACGATCTGGAGGCAGAGAGGTACAGTACCCTGGCACGTCTCATCAAACTTACCTGGTGTAAACTCCTGATCCATGAATCCAGGGTAATACTCCTCCATCGTCTTTACAAAGTCTGGCAGATCCACGATCTTTGTTGAGGCAATCGGATCATCCGACATTTCAGTACGGATCTCTGCTGTCTCACAGAAACGGAAATACCAGATAGCATGAGCCACAGCCACAGCTCCCTTGATGCCCTCTGGATGATCATGTGTCACAGATGCAGTCTTTTCTGCCCACTCTTTCACATCCTCCAGCTCATCAAACGCCCAGGCTACAGGGCTTACTCTCATAGCTGATCCATTGCCAAAGCTGTTGTATGGTTGTGGATCCTCTGAAAAGATCCAGCGTGCAAAGCTGCCACCATATCCACCCATCGGATGAGGATAGAGCCTACACCACTCCAGGAGCTTATCCTTAAAGCTCTCCAGGGACAGTATAGCATCAGCCACAGCCAGCGTACAGATCGTATCATCTGTATAGCTGTTTTGCGGTGTGAACAGCTCAAAGTTGTAGTCTCTGGTGTTATTGAACTCAAAGCGTGATCCGATTACGTCACCAATAATTGCGCCTATCATCTTTTCTGTTGTTTGGTTATTACTTTTGATCTCCTTATAGTGGCTTTCCTGGTTTTGTGCTCATCATTATCTCTCAGGCACTGCCAGAGCCATTCTTTACCAGCTCCGATCACCTCTTTGGGGATCTCCTCATAGATAGCAGCTACAGAGCCGAAATACCAGTTCTTTTTGCCCTGGTAAGGCTCATTCAGCTCAACGTGGATAACATTGTTCTGTTTCATGCTTATTGCTTTTTCTCATCCTCTGAAACAGGTTCAAAGGGTGTTGGTGAATACTCAATGAGATCCCTGCCTGTAGCGGTCTTAGATACTCTCTGGTACACTTTCTTTTTGGGATCGTTCAGATCCTCAGGTGTCAAACCTCCGAAATACTTTTTTACTGGTTTCATAATTATCTGTGTTTATTGAACGCAAAATTACTAAATTATTTCCGAAATACCAAAGGTTTTGCAATAAAAATGCAAAATTTACCTGGTTTATGCCTCAGTGGTAGCGTTTTCTTACGCAAAAGCTCCTGATCCTGTGCCAAAATGGTTGCTTGATCTTTGCCTTACAGGGCTTACCCTCTTTGTGGTGAGTGTGCCAGGATTCCCGATTGTATTGCCTGAGATCCAGGTGTGGGTTATCACAAACACGGACATCATAGTATCTCAATCTCTCTAATTGAGCCTCCAGCTCCTCCAGACTGAAAGGCTCCTCCAGCTCAACAATGTAGCCCACTGTTACCTCATCCTCACTTGATTCAGCAAAGAAATCCTCCAGAGCCTTAGTGATCTTTTCTACAGGCACTTTGCTCTCAGTGGCTATGATCTCAGCAAAGAGCTGGATCTTATCCCTGTGTACTTTCTTGTATTGCCTTGCAAGCATAGTTACACCTCCTTTTCTTTCTTGAAATAATAATCCATAACACAGTCTCTACAATCCCAAATATCAATAAGATTACCATCATCTATGATCGTCAGGTGCTGAGGTTTGGCTACATGGATCAGATATACCTCATTCTGTTTCGCCTGTCTGCCAAACTCCCTAACAGTAATACCTTTGTGAGGTGCTTTCAGGCGTTTATATCCCTGGTTTTTCATAAAATCAACTATGTTTGTAGTATAGTTGAAATTCACATTACCAGAGGCCATAGCATTCCGTACTACACGAATCACAGCAACCCTCCAGGGCTCATTGAAGAAATGAGCAACAGCCCTGTAAACACAATCCCTAACGTGTTTGCCAAAGGGATTCATATTGTGATAGATGTACTCCATAGCTAATCATCCTTTCTGTCAAAGCTATTGCAAGGCTTACTCATCCTGGATTTAGCGTAATAGATCACCTGATCCTTAAACCTGGGATGTAGGATCTTCTTACGTTTCAGAAAGCATACTGTTGATTCTCTCCAGGCATTGATTGAGGCTTTGCCCTTTCCCCAGTGCTTGCAGTCTTTACACCTGGGATCATCCACACCCTGGATCTTATCCAGCTTAGCAGAAAAGGAGTTTATTGCCTTTCGCACCAGCAGCATATCATCCTCTTTCAGCCCTGGATCATCTATCATAACAACCTGGGTAGGTTGCTTATCCTCCAGAACTACACACAGGCGCAATACGGTTTTCATTGATCACCTCCTTTCTCTATGTGTTGATCAATCAATTCACCCAGCTTATCAACTTGCTCAGAAAGTTTGTCAGCTTTCCTTTTCCACCACCACCTGGTGAATATGGATTTTGTAAGAGACTTGTATTTCGCCTCCAGAAATTGACGTGTCAATTCACCATACCGATTAACCAGTACATTAGTCACAAACTTATTCAGATTCTCTGCCAGTGGAGCCATAGATCTGCCTAAATCGGCAAAAGCCTTTGCCAGATCATCAGCAGTTTTCTGGGATATACCAGTTATACCTCCAGCTGGTTTAAGATCCTCATTGGTAAACATCCTCTGGTTCCTACACTGGAGTATGTACCGATCATCAGATCCGTTACGTTTCTCATCCAGGCCAGCAGTGTACCTGGAGCATTGTTTTCTAACTGGGCATTTTTCACCCCTACAGAATGTTGTCATACCTTTGCCCTCCCAAATATATCATAGTCAGATCCAACGAAGATCCTGCCATCAGGAACACAATAGTACTCATCCTTGAAATTAGCCAGGGCAAACGTGCCAAAGCTCTCTTTCCAGTAGATCCTCAGATCGTGATCAACAGCCTTGCTGGTGACATCCAGAAAGAACTCCTTACCTTTCTTAGGATCATAGTACTCTTTCTTAACTCCAGACATCAGCCCGATCTTATAAAGATCACAGAAACCAATGGTTTCCTTGATCATCCTGAGTGAGCTATCAAAGTCCACAATGGGCTCTATACTGGCAAACGTCTTAAAACCTCTATCATGTAAGATCCTCATGGCCTCAATACGATCCTGGTTGGTAGATGCTCCAGGCTCTTTCTCATCGTGCCCTGTAAGAGTGAAACCAAAAGCCAGGTGTGTTTTCCAGATCGCATTACGAATGAGGAAATGATCATTAACAAAGTCAGCCCTCTTAGTCAGGAACTGAACACGTACACCATGTGAAAGGGCACAGGCAGCAGCAGCCCAGTAGATGCTTTTCACTCCTGGTAGGAACGGATCACTGGAGAAAGTAAAGAACAGACTGGTTGCTTTCAGAGCCTCCAGATTCATTACCAGCTCCTTTTCAAAGATCTCCAGAGCTTTGCGCTCATCCTTGAAACACTTTTTCAGGTGTGGCACATCATCCCAGACGTGGCTAAGGAAACCACGCTTACAATAGCAATACTCACAGTCATTGCTACACCCAGTGAAGAAATTGCAAGCCCAGGGAGCGTACTCACCAGCTTTGCCTTTCGGATTGTAAATGGCTTTGCCATTGAACTCAGGCTTTGCAGCCTTTTTTGTTGTCGTTTTCATACTTGTTTTGATTCTAATTGTTTATTGTTGTCACTTTTCAAAATACCATCAATAATATCACACACTCCTGCTATAACCTTGTTAGTTACATTGAGCATATTCAGCACCTCCTTAAACTTTGTTTCGTTGGATTTGTTTTTTCCAAACAGAACTCCCCTTGATTCGTGTATTATTGCTCCAATAGGCCTTTTGAGAGTAGGAAATCTCTGGATATATGGCTTACAGTATTCAATAAATTCAGCTACCTCATCCCTCTTTCTCCTGGTTCTTTTAGGCCAGTAGTCTAAGATCATATCAAAATCGTGCTCCACCATAAGATCACGCTTATCTATACTATCCAGGTAGTCTATAACCTGACTTTCAATAGATGTTGCTGGTAGTTCAACACCATTGAAAACGGTTGCTGGAATAACCTGGAAACTATGCTCTATTGGAATGTCCTTTTTGATGATCCTGTGATCACTTAGAGCCTTGAATGTTATTATTGTCTTTGCCATATCAGAATCTCAATTTAAGTTGTAATTCCTCTGGGTGCTTTCGGTAGTACTCCCTTATACACTTGATATTATCCTCTGCCATTTCTTGGCAGCTGTCAGAGGGTGAAAACCCAAACCGACAGTGCCACTCTGGAACGTCTGGAGATCCAAGCGTCTTAGTGTACTGCCAGTGTTGGCATTCCTTACATTTAGGTTTCTTTGCCATACTCACATGATCTATAACATAAACTTGCACCTGACACATACGCACCAGGTGCATACAATGATTGAGGCTCCCATACGCCAGGTTGCTTGAAATGAGTAAAACCACCACTTGCAAGACCACGGAAAAACATGATACGTCTTTTCTGTCTTTTGAATCGTGATATAACTCTGCTTTCAATCACATCCTGCCAGTATAGGCTCTGGATCTTTCTTTGCCATTCCTTAACGCTCTTAGGATCCGATGGTAAACCCTCACTTTTCAAGATCCTTATGAGCCTCTTTCTTTCACGTGCTTTCTTTGTCATAGTCAAATACTTATGCTTTCAGCTCTATCTACATTACCATCTTTCCAGCTGATCAGGATGGAGTAATCATCTATCTCAATAGAGATCTCCTTAACATCACTGCCACTGAACTTAACGGTGCTACCATCCCATAACTTAGCTACCATATCAATATACTCTTTGGTTAGTTGGTATAACATCAAATTTCTTGTTTGCCAGAGAGGGGCGTTTCTCCAGTGCAAAGCGTCTCAGATCCCTTTGGTCGTATGTGGGCACTACCTTACCCTGGATGATCATTGGAAACGGCTGGCCTGTGTACCTGAGCTGGCAGAAGAAACTGCCATCACCCAGCATCACGTCTAATAGTAGTGGTTTCTGTGCCATGTTATGCCTCCTTTCCTGAATAGATCTCTCTTACACTCTGGAGCGTGTCAGCATTCACCAGGGCAATACGCTTATAGTAACGCTTGCATCCCTCCTGGAAACCTCCACACCATTCCAATTCCTTACTGTACTGCTTGACGGTGTTTTCTACCACCTTATCAAGTTTTTCCTCCAGTGCTGGAAAACCAGCTCCGATCCTGATCTGATCCTCAGTGTCCTGCTGGAGCACTCTCAATGTAATAATTCCGTTTGCCATATCTGTAGTGTTGCATTGTGGAGGGGCTTGCACCCCTCCTGGTTAATAACTATTGTTGATCTCGTTTGGCTGGTAGCCGTTAAGACGTGCCCTGTGGTTTGCCATCTTTGGTGTCTTAGCCTTGAAAAGGAATTTCCTGGTGTCGTGATCATATCCTACCAGATAGCTCTCTCCCAGCCTTTGCTCTCTTACTATATCACACTGTTTCATTGCTGCCTGCCTACTTGTTTGTTCCACATATCCATTGCCCATCCCAGCTGTCTCTCCAGATCATCCTCTACCTTTGCAAAGTAATCGGATGCCTTTACTGGGTAAAGTTTCAGGAGATCACCTTTGCCGTTGCCATTGCGGAAACCTGTGTAACAGTGATCCTGAGCCTCTTTCTCTGTGTCGAATACCACAGCCCTGTTTGTCATTGGATAGAAACAGCTACCCTGGTAGCCATTGCCCTCACCAACGTAACAGTAGTAAGTCTCACCTCCGAAACCAGCTACCACCCAGCCAGTGGACTTTTTCAGCTCCTTTGATTGCTCGATAGCCTTACGCATTGCGCTGATGTATTCCTTTTGCTCCTTAGAATACTCTAATACTGCCTTTGCCATAACTTGATCCTCCTTATTTTATATTCTCTACAATGTATTCCTTATCCACATCCCAGAGTGGCAGATCCTGTCTGATCTTACGCTTGATCACCTTATCATGCCCTATCAGCTCGATAGCTTTGTTAAGCAGCTCAATATCACCAAAGCACTGTGCTCTCTCCAGGAGGAAATCAACCAGGATGGATCTTTCCTCTCTCATAGCATCCAGCTTGTCTTTCAGGTTGTCTGCCTGTCTGAAATAGGTGGCTAACAGAGTGCTCTCATGGTGCTTTTTGTAGTCCTTACAGAACTCATCCTTATCCATGTTACCAGCCTCCAGGTACATTGCCTCTACCTGCTTGTATTGATCCTCTGTAAGTTCAATACCTGTGCGATCAAAAAACTCTTTCTGTATCATAATCTGAAAATCTAAATTGATGTTGCATTATTTTGGTGTGTTTGTGAAACACAGTGCAAATATATATACTATTTCGGAAATAACAAAGGAAAATCAAAGAAAATTCACCTGGTGAACGTGTTTTTATGATTATTTAACTATTTTACCAGGTAAATTTTATCTGCGTTTGCTGAACACATCCCAAAAATTATTGCTATATTTGCACCGATTTAATAAATAATGCAACTTTTATAACGTATGAACAAGACACTCTTTGACAAGGTGAAAAGTCTGTGCAAAGACACTGGACTTTCAGAGAAGTACCTTAAAGCGATAACCGAAAAACTCGGTGGCAGCGTTGAGGATGATTCTACTGATGAGGCAGCGATTGAAACGGCTGCAAACCTGATCGCTGACGTGGCTAAAGAAAGCCAGGGCGAATCCTCCAGGTGGGTAGATGCTTTCAAGAAAAAGAATCCAAAGCGTAAGGATCACAACGATTCAGAAGATGAGGAGGACGATCCAAACGAAGATGATCCAAACGATCCCGATTCCAAAAAGAATAAGGATCCTATGATGAAGCTCTTGAAAAAGATGCAGAAACAGGTTGAGGATCAGGCTGAGGAGCTTAAAACCCTGAAAGGTGAAAAGGCTGCTGGAGAGCGTAACAAAACTATCCAGAGCCTGATGGAAACTCACAAAATCCCCAAGTATCTCCGTGATACTCTGGCAAAGTCTATTGCTGAGGGTGACGATGCAGAGCAAGCCATCAAGGATTTCAAACAGGGGTTGATCACCAATGGGCTTGAAACCGAAGAAACAGAGGGTAAAAAAGTGGCAAGTGAAAAGCAAGTCGATGAGGCTGCTGATAGCTTGCTGGAGTCAATAACCGCTAAATAAAAAAGAAAATGAAACGTAAGACCGATTCATTCACTGGCCAACGCCCAGTGTTTACAGGATCACCCAGTATCGTACCTGGCGGTTTCAATCTCGACAAGACAAACCAGAGCTTTAAGGTGGGTGACATCATCCCCATTGGCACTGTTTGTAAGTTCGATGAGCAGACCAGGCTGGTACAGATCCTGAAAACGGCTGAGGTTGTAGCCATTGATTCAGACGATGCAAAGATTGTATCTCTGAAAGTTGCCGAGTTCTTTAAGCCTGTTTTCTGTGTAGGTGAAAAGATCGCTAAGGCTGGTGCTATCTCTGGTACCTATGCCAACGCTGTTTCTATCGCTGCCATTAACCAGACAAAGAGCACGTATGTAATTACCCTCAGTACTGCCATCACTGGCCTTGCTGTGGGTGACACTCTGGAGGAGGTTGTTGAGGACGCATCACACAATGCTGCTGAGAGGCTGACAGGTAACGCTGTTACCATCAAGGATGTTGAGGTGGATGAGTTTGAGACTGCCATTGATGTTTGCGCTGACACTATGCAATACGCTCTCCTGGAGAGGCGTGTGCAGAAGATCCCAGCATCACAGAAAAATGCCTCTGGCATGGCTCTGGCTGGCAATCCTCACGTCAAGCTCTCCCAGTCGTACTAACCATTTAATACGATCAAGAAATGAAATCAATTTTCCAAACTTTCAAGGGCTTGCACAAGAATGGTGCACCTCTTGACCTCCTGGCCACATGGAGGAAAACTTTTGATAAGGCCTCTGAGCGTGAGGTGGCTCTTTTCCAGAAGATGTACTGTGATGAGTGGTTTGATTGGAACACTCCACAGATGAGCCTTACCGCTGAGGCTATTGTGGGCAAATACCGCATTCGTTTCATGGCTACCCTGATTGGTGATGAATCTCCCACACCTCTGAGGCGTTCCGATGGTTTCGACATTTGGACTAAGGAGATCCCACGTGTGGGACACAAGTTCCCAATGGCTGCAAGGGACTATCGTAAGCTCCTGGAGGTTTATGAGAATCCTCGCCTGAAAGAGGCCGATAAGGTAAGGCAGATCGAAAAGACGCTGAAACATGACGTTCAGGATGCCTATCTGGGCTGTAAGGATGTTATGGACTTCATCACTCTTACGATCATGTCTAACTGGGGTGTTGTTCAGTTTACACCGTCTATCAACAATCCTGGAGGCCGTCAGTATGAGATCGATTATCTCATGTCTGAGCAGAACAAGCTCATGTCAGCTTTCAACTGGACTACAGCCAACACCACTGCTGGCAAAGTATATCCTATCCTGATGCTGGCTATGATCTGTGCTGATCTCCGCAACCGTGGTATTGAGCCTGGTGAGATTCTGATGAGCCAGGATCTGTATTTCTGGCTCCGCATGGATAAGACCACTCGCCTGCTGGCTCATGGCACAGACAAACAGGCTCAGGTGGTTACTGAATCTGAAATGAAGGCTCTCCTGACTGAGAACCAGATCCCTGAGATCAAGGTGATCACTCGCAAGTTCGCCATTGATCGTGACGGTGCACGTAACACTATCGATCCCTGGAACCACAACTTTATTGCTATCAAGCCTGCTGGTAAGATCGGTGAGATCCAGCCTGCTATCGAAGATAGCGAGTTGATGGAGGAGGATAATGTGGACTACATGAACGCTGGTAACGGTATTCGTATCGCTAAGTGGCGTACAGGTGAATCCACCAACCAGGTTGCTGCTGAGTACACTCAGGGATCAGCACGTCTGTTGCCTCTCATCACTGAGATTGATGCTATCATCTGCCTCCAGGTACGTGGTATTACCGAAAAGACAGTTCCTGCTGTTGATGGTAACGAGCGTATGTACTGGACTAAGTACGAGTACGAGAACAACGTGGCTCCTGCTGCTGTGCCTGAGGGTTAATGTCAAACCGAAAACAGATTATAAGCAATGAAAAAGATCATCAACTGCCTGTTTGCACTCCTGGTACTGGAGGTATTCAAGGATAAGAACGATCACGCTAAAGTCTATCAGCCTGGGGATCATCTGGAAACGGATGATCTCTCCAGGGTGAATGACCTGGTAAAGCGTGGACTTGCTAAGATTGAATCTGTAGGTGTTGCTGAGGATGCTGCTGGTGACGATGCCAACGGTGGTGACGCTGGAGGCTCAAAGACTGGTGGTGAGGCTAAGCCTACTAAGGTGGTTTTTGATGGTAACGAGTATGAGCCTCAGGTGATCAAAGATGCTCTGATCGCTATTGGTGTGCCTGTAGCACCTAACGCTGGTGTGAACGGCCTCACTAAGAAGATTGGAGAGATCACTGAGGAGCAGACTGCTGCCCTCAAAGAGAAACTTATTACAACAGAATAAAGCTATGGGTACTTTCACAAAATATGACGCTCTGATAGGTGAGCTGGAGCCGTACACAACGAGCCCAGCATCTATGCAAAAGGCTCTGAAAGACGCTGGTGTGGATAACTCTGATGAGGAATACACAACTGCTGACAAAAAACAGATCGCCAAAGCTGCTATCAATGTGCTCAAAAAGCTCATTGTCCTTTCCTCTGACAGCCAGGGTAAAAGCTCTCAGGGCTACCAGGTTGATAAGCTGGAGAAAAGGATCAAGGCACTTGCAGAGGAAAACGGCCTGGAGGTGTCAGAGTTTGTGGAGGTACCCACAGTAGAGGATGGATCTAACAGGTGGTAAGCTATGGGTAGGTGGAATGGCACTTTCAGGTACAGAAACGATCAGGATCCACAAAAGGATGCTAAGACTGGCTTTTACACTGGTGGAGGCAAAGGTAAGTGGACTGATGGCTGTAGGTGCCAGATCGATAAGCACATACCAGCCAAACAGATCATGGGTGTTGATGGGCAAATGCACGCATATACCTGGGATCTGTTTATCCAGAAGCCTTATGACGGTACCGATCTTAGGATAGGCACTGAGATTGAGGTAACGATGGAGGATGGCACTCAGGATGTGCTTACTATCCAGGGGGTTGATAACCAAAGGAGATACATTGAGATATGGGGATAAAGCCTAAGTTTGGATCAGGTGTTGTCGCTGCCCAGGTGAATGCCTTTCAGGAACGCCTGGAGAAAGCTACCCAGTATATGTTACAATATCTGGGTGAGAGCCTGGCAAAGTACGCTAAGGATCAGCACACATACACAGACCAGACAGGCAACCTCACAAACTCTATTGGCTATGCGGTGGTTAGAAAAGGAAAGATAGTTACCTATGGTGGGGAAAACCAGCCTGGAGAGGGTGCTGCTGAGGGGCTTAAAGTGGCAACACAGATGGCTGCAAATCTGCAAAACACTTTCTCACTCATCATAGTAGCTGGAATGAATTACGCTGCCTACGTTGAATCCAAAGGGTACAATGTGATCCTGCCAGCCCAGTTTAAGGCTATGAAAGATTTTCCTGAGGCAATGAAAAGGCTCCAGGATATGGCAAAGCAAAAGGCAAATGAAACATTTGGGAATCTGTTATGATTACGACTGAGGAAATAGCTGTAGTGGCTTACAATATGCTCATTCAGAGTGATGTTGCATCCATGATCTCAGGTCAGATTGACTATGAGAGGAATGACTATACCAAAGAGGATGTGATCATAGTTCCACACAACATAGATGGTGAGGGATCCGTGCGATACGGACAGGTGAACGTCAATATCCATGTGCCTGATATTGTCAAAAATCCAGGAACTCAGTTACCTGTGTACAGGATCAATCATCCGAGGTTAATTGCTATCCGTAAAGCTGTGATCAACGTGCTTAAGAATCACTATGAGAGTGGTGAGGGATGGAACTGGTACATTGGGAGATTAAACCCTCCCATCAAGGAACAGGGAAAGAACGAGCACTTTGTTTCTCTGGCACTGGAGATCACGGTTAGGAATAAGAAATCAAATGTTTAATATTAAAAAATTACGACTATGCCTGTAGTATCAACAATGGGTTTGAAAAAAATCTACATTTGCGAGGCTGGTACAACTCCAGACACTTTCCCTACCTATGGTAACAACTGGAAAGATCTGGGTGATGTTTACCAGGACACGTGCAAGCTCACTGACGATGATCCTGAGGTGACTGAGCACAAGTCAGAAACCAGTACCAAAAAGATCACTCAGGTGGGAGAGCTTACCACTAAGATGGATCTGTCTCTGATGGATCCAGACCAGGATCAGCTCACTCGCTATTTCGGTGGTTCTTTCACTGGTACAGCTGGAAAGAAAGTTTGGGTACGTCCACGCAAGCTGCCCACAACTGAGTTTGCAATCTGGATCCAGCCTGAGGAGGGTATCTGGGTTGGTTGCTCACACTGTAGGATCGTTCCTAAGTTTGAGATCACCTACTCCAAGACTGGTATCTGCCTGGTACCTATGAGCGTTTATTTCAACGCCTCTCTCCAGGCTAACGAGGATTCAACATTCAGTCCTACGGTGGTTCCTGCTGGATAAACCAGGTAAACTAACGGAAAGCCTCCTATCCCCAGGATGGGGGGCTTTCTTTCTTAAACAGTATAATTATGGAAGATCAAGAAAGCAAGAAAGTAAATGAGGAGCTGACACAGGAGCAAAGGCTTGAAATTGAACAAAAGGCTATAGATGCTCTGATCAATATGGGTGTCAGATTCTCAGTACCTCTGAGGATCCAGCCACGTAAGGCTCCAAAGAGGCTTATCTGGTGGAATAAGCATTTCCCCAATAGGGCAAAAGCCTGGAATGATCCACAGATCCCAAAGGACTGGAATGTTACCCTGGAGGATCTGCCTGATGCTGATCTGGGCACTACCAGGAAAACGTATGTGAGGCATTTCCACGTAAAGCCTCTGTACCTGGGTACCATTGATGCTGTGAGGAGGCTATACCTACAAATAGAGTTTGATGAGGGCAACATTGAAAAGGAGCCTATCCAGGAAACAAAGAGGCTTTTCAAGTATATCCCTGTAATGGCTGAGATCGCTGCCATAGCCATCATCAACAATCCTGAGGTGGCAAACCCTCTGTCAAAGGAGGTAAAGGATCTTAAGGAGTTCCTGATCGCACACCTGACTGTACACCGCCTGGCAAAACTGGCTGCAATGATTAGCACAATGATGAATCCAGGGGGTTTTACAAACTCTATCAGATCAATACTGGAAATAGGGACAACGAAACCCAAAGCGGATCTGGTAGAGGAATGATAGGCTTAAACTCTCCCTGGGGCTATAGAGGCGAGATCGTCAAGGTCTATGGGTGGAGTTATGAGTATTTGCTTTGGGGAATTTCCTGGGTGAACGTCCAGATCATGCTGTCGGATGCCCTGAGAAATGATGATAATCCAGGCGATGGTGAGAAAGGCGAGGTAGTGCACAGAGAGCTTAAGAGCAAAGAAGATATTAAGAACTATGTAAAAGGATTATTATAGTGGAGAATATAAATGGAGCACTGGCGTTTGAGGCAACGCTTAACATAGACGATTTCAACGTATCCTCTCAGGCAATGGAGAGGAGTATTAAGCACGTTTCGGATACCACCATAGCTGAAAGTCAGGCTATGGATGAATCCCTGTTGCAATTTGCCCAGAGAGGTGCCATGTACATCCAGAGCTATCTGGTGGGACAGGGCATGGTGAGCCTGATAAATTCCATCATTCAGGTAAGAGGTCAGTTCCAACAGCTGGAGATTGCCTTTGGTACCATGCTGGGATCAGAGGAGAAAGCAACTGCCCTGATGAATCAGATGGTACAGACAGCTGCCAAAACACCCTTTGACTTAATGGGTGTAGCCTCTGGTGCAAAACAACTCCTGGCTTATGGTGAGGCTGCTGATCGTGTCAATGACACCCTGGTAAGGCTGGGTAATATTGCCTCAGGTCTCTCTATTCCACTAAATGATATAGTCTATCTGTATGGTACCACGATGGTACAGGGTAGGCTCTATGCTAATGACGTAAGGCAGTTTACTGGTAGAGGTATTCCATTGGTGAAAGAGCTTGCTGCCATGTATGGTGTGACAGCTGAGGAAATTAATGCAATGGTTTCGGCTGGTAAGATCGGTTTCCCAGAGGTTGAGAAAGTTATCAGGAAACTCACTGATGAGGGCGGTCAGTTCTACAACCTTATGGCTAAGCAGAGTGCCAGCCTCACAGGTCAGATCTCTAACCTGGAGGATGCCTGGGATAGTATGCTCAATGACATTGGTACGGCTAACCAGGATTTCTTTTCTGATGCCATTGATGCTGCCAGCTACCTCGTTGAGCACTACCAGACGATCATAGACATCCTTAAGGCTGTTGCTATAGGCTATGGTACTGTGAAAGCTGCCACAGTGCTCAATACGCTTGCTACTAAGGGCTATACTGGTGTAGCACTCATTGATAACACCGTAAGGGCTGCTAAGCTGAACTTGCTTAAGGCTGAGGCAACTTTGACAGGTACAGCTAAGGCACAGCAGGATCTTATGAATCAGGCTCAGAGGGAGCACGTGACTGCTTTGGAGGCAGAGCTGACAGCTGAGGAGCACGCTAACCTGGTAAAGAGCCTGAGGGTGGCTACCATCCAGAGCCTACTCACAGCACAACAGGCAGAATACCTGTCTAACCTGGGACTTACAGCAAGCTCTGAGGGATATGAGGCTGCTGCTATGCAAGTGCTCACAGTGGAGCAAAGAGAGGCACTGAGTAAGACTGATCTCACGTCTAAGAGTGCTGTCTATCGTGCTGCCCTGGAGCAGGAGGTAGCTGCCAAAAGACAGAATGAGGCTGCTACACTGTCTGCCATGCGTTCTGAGGTTAGTGCTGCTGCCAGGAGGGTGGAGGCTGCAAAGGCACAGGCTGTTGCCACTGCCCACGCTACAGAGCAAGCCAGGTATGAGGTGTACTGGGCAAAACAAAGTGGTGATGCTACTGCCATAGCTACAGCCCAGAAGAAACTGGAGGCTGCTGTGGAAAACCAGGCTGCTGCCAGGAAAGCTGCCCTGAGTGCTCAGACAGATTTCTATAGCAAGAAAAAGGCACTTGAAACGGCTGCTGTCACCAGGAATACTACAGCCCATGCTGCCAACACAGCTGCTGAGACTGTACAGGCTACAGCAACCAATTTCCTTTCTGCTGCTGCCACAAAAGCAAGCCTGGCAATGAAAGCACTCTGGGCAAGCATGATGAGCAATCCTATCGGATGGATCACTACTGCTATTGGTGCTGTTATCTCTGTACTTACGCTCTTTGGTAGCAAGGAGGAGGAAACAGAGACTGTAATGGGTGAGTTCCAGGATACCACACAGAAAGAGATTGACAGGCTCAATACTCTCAGGGCTATCATTGAAACCACCACATCAACATCAAAGGCTCATAAGGATGCCTTAGAGAAGATCAACGAGATCTGTAAGCAATACAACTCCACACTGATGGAGGAAAATGACACCCTGGATGATCAAAAGCAAAAGTATGATGAGCTTAAGGCTAAGATCCAGGAAACGACTGCTGAGAAGATCAAGGCTAAGTATGCTGAGCAAGCCATGAAAGATGCAACTGAGGATAACGCTGAAAGCCTACAAAAGCTGAAAGATGCTGCTGAGGATGCACAGTATGTTATGCAAGAGGGATTTTACGATCCTCAGTCAGATATATATACACCTCCTATGATGGCTGCTGCTGAGAATATCAGGAATGCAAGTGGAGCTGTCTGGGAGGCTGTTGAGGCTGAGGTATCAGAGAAAGCTGCTGATCTGGCTAAGAAATCTGGTGATGAGTACAATAAGGCTCTGGAGGATGCACTGGAGGATATAAAGACGATGGTACAAGCATCCACTGGTGCTACTGAGAAAGAAATGGATGGAATGAGCGTCTATCTCAGGAGATATGTTGAACAGATCACAGATCACACCAGAACTGCCAACAATGAGCTGGATAAGATAGACAGACAGCTTAAGGGCTTTTTCAGTAGTAAGCCAGACACCTCCAATGTTACTGAATCTGTCATAAGTACAAAAATGACATTTGAGGAGCTGGAGGAAAAGCTGAAAGACACCCAGAAACAGATCGACACCATCAACGCCAAACAGGTGAAAGTGGATGCCGATACTACAGAGCTGGAGCGTCTTAAGAACCTGTTGGATCAGATCAACGGTGCTATATCTGGTAAACAGGCAGGATTGAACACAGAGAATGGTATCAATGCCAGGATCAAGCAACTCAAAGAGGAGCGTGCTAATGTTGATATTACCAGCCAGAAATATAAGGATCTGACAAACCAGATCCAGACACTGCAAAAGAGGTTGCCAAAGACTACCACAGGAGGCGGTGGAGGAGGCAAAAGTGGTAACAGTGCCAATAGCTATGCTGAAAAGGAACTTGCTGCCCAGCGGAAACTGGAGGAGGCACGTATTGATGTTATGGAGGAGGGCTATGCCAGACGTAAGGCGATCCTGGATCTCCAGCATAAGAAAGAACTTGATGAGATCAACAAAGAGGAGAGAGAGCTTGCTGATGCACGTAAAAAGGCTGGCAGGGGTACTCTTACAGCAGAACAGACAGCATCATTCGCTGAGAGGAGAAAGCTGGCTGATGAGGCTTATTATAAGGAAAGCTCCAGGCTTTTTGATGGTGAGATCGACTATAAAAAGAGACAGTACCAGGCTTATTTTAAGTGGGTGGAGAATGTTGGTAAGGATGTTGCTGACAAACACTTTAAGACGCTTATTGCCGAGGGTACCAGCTTTACTTCCTGGATAAACTCTCAGATCCAGACGCTGGAACAGAAAAAGGCTGCTGGCACACTTACTGATGGTGATGCCAATGCCCTGAATGCTCTTAAGATCCAGCTCCAGGAAATGACAGGTGAAAAGTCTGCCCTGGAACTGTTTAAGGAGAGCCTGAGGCAGTCCACAAACCAGGCTGCTACTCTGGCTGAAAAGTTAGAGGCTGTTGCTGCTGCACAGGCTAAGCTGAATAACGGTGAGTTCCACCTGAACGAGGATGATACTACCCAGGCTCAGGCAATGCTTAACGAGCAGGATCTGGAGTATCAGAGACAACTCCAGGATGAGGTGTTGAAAAACTACAGAACCTTTGAGGAGCAAAGAACATCCATCCAGAAACAGTATGCTGAGCTGAGACGTGTTGCACAAGCAATGAATGATACAGAGAGGGTTGCACAGATCAACAGGGCTGAACAGGATGCACTTAGTGAATTGAACGCCCAGATGCTGATGCAATCCCAAAGCTGGAAACGCCTTTTCCAGGATCTGGATTCTCTTACTGTTGCACAGATCCAGCAACTGATTAAGGATATTCAAAACCAGGTAAACAGCGCAAACCTTAAGCTGAATCCTGTAGATATGAATGCTGTGCTGGAGAGCCTGGATAAGGCAAAACAGAAGATTCAGGAGAAAAACCCATTCAAGGCTCTGGGGCAATACTTTGATGATTATATTGCTGCTAAGAAAAAGCTGGCTGAGGAAAAAGCAAAGCTGGCTGCTGGCAATGGTAGCAAGGATGAGGTTGATAAGGCTCAGATGGAGGTCAAACAGGCTGCAAAAGGTGTTACACAAAGCATCCAGACAGTAACATCTGTAGCTACACAGACTGCTGGCAGCTTACAGAGTGTATTCAGTGCCCTGGGAATGGATGATGCTGCTGAGGGTTTAGGCACAGCCATTGAACTGATGGGAACCCTGGGAGAGGCTGCTGGATCTGTCGGTAAGATAATGAGTGGTGACGTTCTGGGTGGTGTTATGGGACTGATCGGTGCTGCATCATCCCTGGTAGGCATTTTCGCTAAGCTCCATGATAAAAAGTATGAGAATAGGATCCAGAGCCTACAGAAAGAGATTGATGCCCTGGATCGCCAATTCTCACGTCTGGAGCGTGCTTTCAATAACACATACTGGGTTTTCTCTGATGAGCAACGTAAAGCCTATGAGCAAAACGTAAAGCTGATCAATGATCAGATAACAGCTCTGGAGGCTCAGAGGCAGATCGCCAAGAAAGCCTGGAACTATGTGGAATATGCAAAGCTATCTCAGGAGATCGAAAACTTGAATACCCAGCTTAAGGCAAAGCAGGAGGAGGGTGATCTGTTTACACTATACGAACAGCAGATAGCAAACCTCAGGCAGCAGCAGGAAAAGATCTACAGACAGATTGATGCCGAAAGGGATAAAAAGGATACCGATGAGGGTAGGATCTCTGACTGGGAGGATAAGATCGAGGACATCAACCAGAAATGTGAGGATCTGGAGAGGCAGATGCACGAAATGCTTGCTGGTACCTCTGTACAGAGTGCCATTGAGACGTTTGCTGATGCCCTGGTGGATGCTTTTCAGCAAGGAGAGGACGCTGCTAAGGCTCTGGGAGAGACAACTAAGAATATCCTTAAGAAAGCTGTCCTGGAGGCAATAAAGAGGCAGTTCCTGGCAAAGGGTATCAATGATGCAATCAACTACCTTTCAGAGGCTATGGGTGATAACGTGCTCACTGATGATGAGCGTGCTACCTTTGAGGATATGGCTAATACTGCTGGTGAGACGTTCCACACGGCTCTGTCTGCTATGGGTGATCTCCTGGAGGATGTGAATGATGATGTGGATCCTCTGTCTGGTGCAATAGCATCCATGAGCGAGGAAACAGGATCTGTGATCGCTGGTAGGCTGAATGCCTTTATCATCAATCAGAGCCAACAGACATCAATACTGAGAGATTCCCTTACATACCAGGCTCAGATAGCCCAGAACACAGGAAAGACCGTTACTGAGCTGGAGGAGATAAAGAGGGATCTGAGAGAGATAAAAAACGGTAACTCATTACTTTCACAAGGAATATCATAATATGGAACTGACGAAACAACTTAAGGCAGACGGTATAGCAAAAGGTCTGTGTGAACAGTACCAGGGATTGCTGGAACGGTGTGATAACACTGAAAAGATGGTAAGGCTCTTTTTCAGGGGCATAGATTTCTGTATCAAGAATGACTATCCGACACTGGATTTCATGCGTAAGAATTTCAAGGGAAAGAGTGAGGCTTACGGTGGTTACATAGATGATGAGGTACAGGATCTGAAAAACGCTGAGAACGTGGTACTGAATGGTGACTGCAAAGCCATGTTGGAATATGATGGATATTCCGTTTGTAATCTGTTTGCAAGGCACAACACACAGGGATCTGTAAACGTCTCTGGATATGCCGTGCTCAATATAGATGCCTTTGATAACTCTAATCTGGTGGTGGCTGTGGCTGGCAACACTGCCAGAGTTAGGGTTACTCTGTATGGGAATGCCCAGGTGCAATGTATTGGATCTGGAATAAAAGTTATCAAAAAGAACCAAAAAACGTATTGATTATGATAGACAACAATCTTATATTGTATCTCCCTTTCGATGATCCTGATGGGAATACAGCTTACGACTTTTCCAAAAACAGGGCTGATGCTGCTTTAACCCTGGGAGCCTGTTTTACGACTGATGCAAAGATCGTGAAAGCCCTCTCTCTGAATAGGGGTGAGGCTACCACCAGTGTGGTTTTGCCTTTCGGATCCGATTTTACAATGTCATTCTATGCAATGACTGATAAGAGGAAAATGGGCTGGATGCTGAATTATAATGCCCTGAATACGTATCAGGAGCAATGGCTGGATGTTTCACCAGGTAAATACGCTTTCTTTGTGTTCGTTAAGTCTGGCTCTGTGTTCAAGGTCTTTAAGGATAATGAGCTGGTGTATAACCAGACGCTCCTGGGAACGCCTGTAGGCTTTTCTTTCAATGATGAGGATCTGGAGGAAAGCAATGCTTTCATAGACGATCTGAGGATCTTCAATGTGGCAAAGAGTGTTACTGAGATCCTGGAGCTGTCTGCTGAAACTGATGTTGAGTATTATGTGAATGGTGTCAATTTCAAGGATTATGGCGTGTATGTATCTAAGCACTCTGGACTGATTGGTGGACTGGCTCAAAAGGATAGCCTGACAGTGAACTGGGAGGATTATCATGGTAGGGTGAGAGATAAGAAAAACAAGCGTTTCAAAGAGCGCACAATAACCCTGGATTGCTTTATTGAGGCACAATCAAGATCCGCTTATGTGAGGGCTGTGATGGCTTTCCTGGCACAGTGGCAAAAGGATGGAACACAGCGTTTGAAAGTGGAGTATGACGGTAAGGCTAAGCCTCTGGTTTATGAGGTTGATCTGACTGATGAGACCAATCCATCCGAGACCTGGGGACGCTACAATGATGAGCTGATGGTTGGAACATTCCAGCTTAAACTGGTAGAGGATGAGCCTGTAAAGCGTGTGCTCAGGCACATATCGGCAACAGCCAACAGCGTATCCACCATTACACTCACAACGGTTAAGATGGTGAATATATACTGGGGTGATGGTAACATGACAAGCAATGTTTCTGGTACCAACACAACGGTAACACATACCTACACAGATGCTGGAGAGTACGATATTATTATTACTGGCGTGATTGAAAAGATCACGGCAATGACAACTAACGATATTGTGATATGGGACAATTTACGTTAATCAAACGTGACGGTACGACAAAGAACCTGGTTTCAAGGGATCCGTTTTGCACTGTTACCAGTGCTAAGCAGAACACATCCCTGATGGGTGACGATGTTGTTACGCTGTCAATAGTCAGTGAGGAGCTGATCACCTTTGTAAAGGGTGATAAGATCCAGATCAACGGCTATGACTATATGGTAAGAACCACACCAACCAGGACTATCAGATCAGAAAACCACTATGAGTATGAGGTTACTTTCTATGGCGTGATCTATGATCTGATGAAAACCCTGTACAGGGACTGTGACAGCAACGGAAACAGCAAGTCTGCCACATTCGATCTTACGTATTCAATGCGTGAGTTTATGCGTGTGCTCATATACAACCTTGAGAGAGATTATCCAGGCTTATGGGAGTTTGATGAGGCTCACTGCCCAGACACAGAACCTATCACTTATTCTTTCTCCAGGCAGAACTGCCTCAGTGCCCTCCAGAGCCTCTGTAAGGAGTTTAACCTGGAGTTTCAGATCACTCAGGGAGTAAACAAGCGTACCATCCACATAGGCAACTTTGGTGAGCAAGTGATACCTCCTGGAGGTGAGACACATTTCCAGTGGGGAAAGGGAAAGGGCTTGTACACCCTGAAAGAGGATAAGGTGGATGATAAGGCTGTGATCACCAGGCTTTGGGTGTCTGGTGGATCCACTAATATCAGGGCTGACTACAGGGACTATGCCAACGCCCTACAGCTGCCATATCCTAAGAGGCTTAACAAGAATGCCCATACCCTGGATGATGGCACTGTGATTGCTGCCCAGTCTGAAATGATCGGAATCTCCAATGATGCCAACAGATACTTTGAGGATGCTGCCCTTGCTAATGTGATAGGATCTGAGGAGGATGAGGAAAACTACACTGAGATCTATCCTACCAGGACAGGATCTGTGACAGCCCTGGGTGGGAATATCCTTACCTTTGTTGATAGCGCAATGGACTTTGATCTGAATGCTAAGGATCAGAGTGGTAACACTCTTTACCTGGTAGAGGGAACGGCTGCAAAGATTACGTTCATGTCTGGCTTGCTTGCTGGGCAGGAATTTGAGATCTCAAAGTATGATCATGCAACACACACGTTTACCATCATAGCGTTTACCGATGAGAGAGGTCTTACCGTTCCTACAGAGGATACTGAGGCTTTCAGGATCCAGGTTGGTGACACCTACAAAATGACAGATATAAATCTGCCTGATTCATACATTGAGAATGCTGAGGAGGAACTTTGGTACAAGGGTATCCAGGAGTTCAACAGGAGGAAACAAGCCAGGGCACAGTACACCCTTACCTTTGACAGAGAGTATTTCCTGGATAATGTGCCTGAGGATTCAGACGTTTGTCTTTTCCATGTAGGTGACTACGTGCCTGTGAAAGACACACGCTTTGGAATTGAAAAGTACATCCGTATCCAGAAACTACAGAGGGATCTCCTGTTGGATCAGGACTACAGCCTAACGATTGCCGATACAGCAACAATCAATATCTACCAGCAGACAGTGCTGGATGTAATCAACCATGATGTTATAATAGGAAAGGCTGGACTGAAAGATCTTAGCAGGATCAGGAGAGGATGGCGAACCACTGAGGAGCTGAGGAATATGGTGTTTGATACTGATGGCTACTTTGACACTGATAAGATCAAGGCTACCAGTATTGACACAGCTATGCTCACTGTGGGAGCAAAGAGCCAACAGTTTGTGCTTACTGGTGTGATCATTGAGCCTAACGTATCTGGTAATGCCAACAGGCTCAACGTATCATCTGGTTTGCTCTCACACACAGCCCTAACGAGGGCTGATCTGCCTACAGCACTCCAAAACATAATGACAGGTGACATACCTACGTGGACTATGGGAGCTGCTGAGTTTACCTGTGAGAGTGATGGAGGCTATTATCTGTATGCAAGGTGCTCTAAACAGGCTTTCACTGGTACGTTCTACCTGACACAGCAACAGATCAAGGCTGAGCCAGAGGGTGAGAACTTCTACTATTTCCAGGTAGGTATCCTATCCAGGAACTACACGGATGATGGCTACAGGGATTTCCAGACTACTTACGGATTTACAAGGATCAACGGAAACACAATCACCACTGGTAAGATCCAGACTGCAGACGGTCAATGTTATCTGGATCTGGATGGCAACAGATTCAGGATCGGTGACAGCCAAAGTTCAATGGACTGGAACGTGACGGCAAACAACCAGCTTACGTTACACAATGTAAGGCTCCTGAGTACGTCTGGAGATACCAGTGCTCTGGGTGTGTACAGGGGAACCTACAATAACTCATACACCTATTACTATGGTGATGAGGTAACATATACTGACAG